GGCTTCTGTTGATCAGTAAAAAAACTGTTTGTGTAATTGTGTGTGTTTGTGTTTATTTTTTCGTTTTTATCGGGTGCCGTGTTTTGTTTTGAATGTTTAATGTTTCGGTATCGCGCTCCGCGTGAGCTGTTGCAGGGTTTGCATGCGGCTACTAAGTTATCTAGCTCGGATAATCCAGGGGTGTTTGCGGGCCAGCGATCTTCTTCGATTAGATGATCAGCTGTTGTTGCTGTTCTTGTGTTGCACCAATGGCAGGGTGGGCCGCCTTCAAGGATGCGGCGCCTGTTCTTTTTGAATAGTGCGGTGTTTCGGGTGCTGGGGTTTGTTTTGCGGTTGGGTGTTTGTTTTCGTGGTGCCATATGTTTTTAGCTAGCGCGCCCTGGCGGGCTTGCTCTCGGTTTGTGGGTGGTGAAGTTTCATGACGGGTTCGGTTCGGTTGGTTTGTTTTATGTTACATCTTTCGTTGTGCTGTGATTAGACCTAGTGCGCTAGCCCCCCATCCGCTGCCTTCAATCGGATTCCCTATTTCTTTAATCGTTGCCTGATCTTGTATCACTACATAGATCACCTACCCGCGTTTTCCGCGTGTTCTTATTGCACACATCATTGCACTGATGCAAGCCCCGCCCGTAATTAGTTATCGGTATATCAACAGAATGTTATTCGCGAAATACAAGCCACATAATGAACACCCATAAGACGGGCGAACATATTGCACTGATCGCCACTATCTGCCAGTTGCTCATGATTGCAACGATTCGATGACCTGCGATGCTTCGTCTTTGCTTAATAATTCAATAGTTGCATACGGCATATCTAGCACTTTGCTTATATGCAGTAATAATTCGGTAGTGCCTAGTTTTTTATCAAACGACAACTTACGAATCAGGCCACACTGTTTAGGTGTTGCATATTTTTTACCGTCTGTTCGTGTGTCGTCAAATGGTTGCTCAAAGTCTCGAATGGGTACAACTGGTGCAACTGTTGCTGGTTGTCGTGCCTGTACTTCGTTAAGTGATGCAATGCTTTTACCTATCCCCATGCCTAAGAATCCCAGCGCACGCCCTAAACAGCTAGTTGATGCGTTCATCATCTCGCTACCTTTTGTATACGGTGTGCGACCCGGTATCGGTTCCCAACAGTAAGCAACCATTGGCAGAATGTCATCTACATCGCGCCAAACAGTACAACTAATTTCAACATACTGTTGATTATCAACTGTCACAATGATCGGTTTTGTTTCCTGTATTCGAAGATTCGGCCAACGCTTCAACGCTTCCGCTAATCGGGTTGGTACATCTACATAATCGCCCAGGTTGAATGCGCTCATTGTTGCTCAAATCTCTTTAGAGCGATTGTTGCCAGTTCGCCTACCTGAAACTTCATCTCGTTCAATAACTGATCGCATTCGCGCAAATCTTTAATAGCTTTAATCAGCAGATTTTCCAACCGGTGGTTGTTTTCTCTCATCAAATCATTTTCTTTACGCGCCGTGATTAACTCGTTAACTAAATAATCGTTAGTGCTTTTTAGTTCGTTAAATAGTGTCATTAGTACCAGTCCTGCCAAATGTTTGCCGGGTGTACGCCGATGCGGCAGGCATATTTGTCGGCTTGATATATGTTGAGCGCCGATTCGTTAGGTCGATTTCGCCACCTACACACTGTGCCCCTGCTAACCCCGAAGATTTGTGCCAGCGATGTTGCATCAGTGTTCTTGTTGTAATGATCTAGTAATAGTTGCGCGCTGAATGTTTTTATCGTTGTTCTTTTCATGATGCCCAGCTTGCTTTGAATGATCGCATTTGTGCGGTATCGGGTAAATGTTTCATAGGGTTCAAATGTTCCTGATCTTGTGCATAACACGGGTCAGGTTTTGTTGTATCCCATAAATCATTAGTCCACAAATTGCGCGAATCTTCCCACCCTCGAATAGTTGCAATGTATTTAGTCAAATCCAAAGTAACCAAAATATATATTCCCGCTGGCATCGCGCCGCCGTGAACAGTTTTTTGTGGGTTTGTTAAAAGTTTGCCGTCATAACGCAAAGTTGTTTTAACCTGGTAGCCCATAACATCGCCTTGTTTCGCCCTGTTTTGTATGTACTCGGATTCCCAAGGAACATCAAGATATTCTGCTACCGCAATTTCACCGCAATAACCGACAAAGAAATTATCTGTTTTTCTGCCAGCAATCGGAACCCCAAAATATCCCGCTTGTAATGTGACAGCTATTTGTGCATGAACTTTCGCGATCATGTCATCAGTTAAAAAGATTCTTGCCTGATTTTTTTCGTTGTTAATCATTTTCACGGTGCAACCTATCCGACATCATTTGACCATCAGCTTCAAGGTTTTCTACTTTCGCTCGAAGTTCGTTAATGATATGATTCTGATATTTGATCTCAATGATTGCGCGCTTCAGATCACTAACCAAATTTCCATCAGTGAACGCATATTCGAGCACCTGGGCTTCTAAATCTTTTACAATGTTTTCTGCTAACGGTGAACTCATTTTGCTTAACTGTTCGCCCAGTAACTTAAAATAAAGCGGGCTATGCAAATAGTCATATTTTTTTGGTGATTCATTTTCTCGGTTCATAATTTCCTTTTTTTGGTTGTAGTTAATTGTCAATCCATAATTAATAAGCACAGTAGCCGAAGGGTGTATAGGTATGCACCTATACCCAAAGCAAAATAAAATGGGCTAACTTTGCCCATTATTTACAGGTCTTTGTGCGGTTGCATATATCCCAGGGAATCCAACCGTCACCCGCGGCCTTCTCCCAGTAATTGTAAAGTACAAGACCTGCGCGAAGGTTTGTGAACGCATCAAGCAATGGCTCTTGTGTGCATATGCCCATTTGTAAACAGATCGGCGCGTAAGGGTTGCGTTTAGGGTCAAAATTTATCGAATTAATTTGCAGATTTCCAGTGTCCGATCGATGCGACCATTCGGCTACGCCTGTGATATTGCAGTCTTTGTCTACCCTGTCGCCCCCGCGCCTATTAGGGCAACAGCCGCTTTCGCGTAGGGCTACCTGCTTGAGTTTGCCTAGATGCTCTACAGGCCAGCCTGCTTTGAGCGCCATTGCTGGTAGCCAGTCACATTCCCCGTGTTTATACACAGGCTGGGGAATAGTTGTAGTCGTGCTGGGTGCCACAAATGTGTAGATGTCTTTTTGCATGGCTACAAATGACTGGTAGGGGCCATATGGGGCTGTTATAGGGTCTGTTACGCCTAGTGGTGGTTCTTGTATCAATACATTTCCTGCAAACCCGATAGTGAATAACGCAAAAGCGATAACTGTTTTGATGATAATTGGCATAAGGCCCTGACTTTCTCGGTCAAGACCTAAATTACTATGCGGGTTTGATGATTTGGGGGATTACCCCGAAAACCTTATCCCAAGCCTGTTTAGCCAGTTCTGGGCTGTGTGCCATGACAGGGTTCACTTCGATGTGGTACCAATCGCCCGCCGAAAAGTTGCCTGCGTTCCAAGTACCGCGATCACATTTCCAACTGCGCGACATCGCATAATCAATCACAAGTTCAATCCCCAGTGTGTCTGCATTTTCTAACAGTTTCACGATGTACGGAAGGGAGCGCTGGCGGCCTTGATAAATTGCTTTGCCTGGCTGATTTGCAACCATTCGATATGACAAGTCAACTGCTACACCCTTTGAATGATTTGACACAACCCCAGGTTTGCCCTTGACATCCCTTAAAATCCATGACCCGTTATTCCACAGGCAACCGCCCGAATGTTTAATAGCGCGTGTAATCCAGTGATCCATTCCCGCTAGTGGGCCTTTAGTAACTGGCGCTTGACTAACGGTGTACTTTTTTATTTCTTTTTTTTCTTTTTGTCTTTGTCGCTGATGAATAGGCACGCTAAATCAGGGTCACCGATCTTTGTACTAATCCATGCAAGCACTGTTGCACTAATCGGTATCAACATAAATATAAGTTCGCGGTCAAGATTTGACTTCCACAAAAAATAACAAATGACACCTTGAATGCCGCCCTTAAATGTTTGGTCTGCTATTTGTAATCTGCCCATAACTATCCAATCAATGTTTTAAATTCATCAGCCGTTAATCCCAAACGGTCAAGAATTGTTTGCCGTTTATCTGCCAATGCTCCATCAGTTTTTGCTTTGGCTTTGATGTCTTTGTCGGCTTGCGCTTTGTCTGCTTCGTGTTGCGCATATTCGGCTTCTGTGAATTCGCGCACCTCGTCGCCTATCTGTGCATAAAGTTTTGTCACTACGAAACCGCCAATCCATATAAAGTGTAAGTACCGCTACCAAAAGTCCCAGCGCCAGATGAAGCTCTGAATGTTACGGCATCAAATGCAGTAGTCAGATTGAATCGACCAGCGCCCAAAGTTGCTAATGAATCGGCTTGGACTTGGAAAGTGTGCGTAGTTGGTGCGGCTGTTTGTGGGTTAAAAATATAGATTTGCCCTGTGGTACATGATATGGCCGTACTGTCTAAGCTGCCTATCCGCATTTGTGTAGCACTCGCGCCACCGCCTACCGCTGCATAAGTACCAGCAAACGCAATAGTGCCCACATTGAAATCGTAATCCGCGGAAGTTGCATCAGTACCACTAGCCCGATATCGCATCATCAAGTTAGCGGGAAGTGTCATCGTGACATTATTTATTACCAGCAAATAATTTAAATAAGTTGCTGTGAAACTACTATTTGGCAAACTAAAAGTTGTGCTACTACCAAACGAACCGCTACTAATAAAAGTTAGACCGCTTGATGGTGTAGTTGCTGTGACTGCTGACGGAAAGTAGATCGCGGCACTAGCCGAAGTGAACACTAAACGCCCGCCACCATATTGTGGAATTGCCAACGGCCCAGCGCTTGAAATTGTGGCAGTTCCCGCCGTCAAAGTACAAACGCCCGTATTGATATTTGATAATTCGACAACATCGCCAGCACTAAAAATTGATGTGTTAGCCGTAATCGTTGTACTGCCAGCGGCGTTCATTACAACACGCGCCCCAGCGTTAGCAACAGTTAAAACATAACTAACGGTCTTGGTTGATGACGGTAAATTTGTTATGGAATTTAATTCCGAAGCGGTCAAGACTTGCGCGGCTACGAACGGGAATGGTGTTGTCATGGTTGCCTTTCAGATTAGCCAAGCACATTGACTGATGGTGCGATGATACCGAATACAGGGTCATCAAGTACCAATTCGAAAACAATGACGGTTGGCGAAGTAAATAGGGCTATTGAGTGACCAAACGAATTGGTGATTGTATGCTCGACACCTTCAACCGCTAGTTCTTGCGCTAGCTCAGTTGTACCCGCACCGCTGGCGAATGTTTTTTCTATGGTGATTGTTTGCCCTATGTCAATAATGGCTACTGTGTCGCGCTGGGCATTAGTAAGCGATACAAACGCGGTTTGCACGCTCGTATAGCGCGCAATCGGTTGGGGTTCTAAAAGGTAGTTAGCCAGGCTTAGCGCGGCTGTGTCATCATGCAAAAGGCTATTTGTGATTGACTGGTTTTGAATAAAGTATTGGGCTTGGCTGGCTGCATCATCGGCCACCTGTGGATTGTTGGAACCTAAAATAGTTACGCTCGCGCGGTTCACTACCTGATCAGCTTGAAACGATATGCCTACACCGCTGTAGGGGATGTTTGTTCCGTCATCGTGGAAGTCTGCTACCGATGCCGAAAGCGTATTTCCCAGCCTGGCATCAAATGTCAAATCGCCATTTCTTGCCATGAACAAACGGCCCTGTTCGGCCTGATTGATAGCCGCCAAATATGCCTGCACTGATGTTCCGTTTTCTATTGTAAACGCCGCCGAACCACCTAATGTTTGTGTACCTGTAGCGATATCGCGCTGACCTGGCGGGAAGTTAACTTCGGGTAGATCAAGAACAGCTGTCACGCGCGCACTAGATAATTCTTCGCTGACATTAAATTCATCCATATAGGTTTGTGACAGTAAATAAAAATCATCGGCACAATAAACGGTGACCGTATCGATACCGCCCAAAGCGAAATTGTAGTCAAAATTGACAATAAAACCTGTGAACAAATATTCTTTGACATTGTTTATGTCGTACCGGGCAAACCGAACTTTACGCATTGGCGCCAAACCAGGCTGTTCGGTAGTTGAATCCCAATAGGGCGAACTTTCATCAAACGGATTAAAAATTCCTGTCGTATCTAACATTTCAAAAACCATTGTTCCCGCGCTGAATTGATCGCCAATATCGCGCCGACCGCGTTTAATGTTTACGGTGTCACAGCCTTCAAGTACGCTCGCAAAATTTGTTGTACCGTCAAGAACATAAGTTGTTCCGTCTAAAATTCCTGCGGTTGCCGAATCCAAAATAAAAGCATCCTGCAAAAATCCTGTATCAATTTCTAGTTCGTAATCGCCTGATTGAACTACCGCTGTTCCCGCCATTAGGCCACCTGTATATTGGCTGGCCCCGCTGAACGGTTATAGGCTCGAATGGCGTTAACGATTGCTTGCCCGATTTCGCTACTGGTAGCCAGGCCGCCAGTGACATTCACAGTTACCCCACCGCCACCAAAATTACCTGCGTTGGGGCCTGACAATGGCACAACAGCTTCAGGGCCAGCTTCGCCAATCATCGCCAAAGTAGGGCGCGTAACAATGCCACCTTTAGCAAAGCCAGGAATGTTTATTCCACCTAAATCAAAACCGCCTAAACTTTCGCGCAAGTTATCTAGTTTGCGTAACATGCTGATTAGTACACCTAGCGGGCCTGTAACAATCATTATTGAATTGCCGAACTTGTCAAACGCTTTTGATATTGATTGAAATTTGACTTCTAAAACAACCATCACGGTAGTTAACGCAACTATGGCGGCCGCCATTATCACATAAGGGTTCGCTGTGGTTACAAGGTTTAGCGCGGCGGTTCGAAGCGCGGTCAGGGCTAGCACCGCTTCATATATTTTCATAGCAACATTGATTGCAATGATCGCGGTAGCCAGGCCGCCAATAACGCCGATCATGATTAAAAACAGTTTTGTGTTTTCTTGCGCAAATTCTGCAACAGGTTTTAAGATTCCTAGCAATGCTTTCAACGCGGGCAGTAGTGCCGCGCCAATAGATTCTTTTGTTTCATCCATAGCAATCTTTAACCCTGTCATTTGGCCTTCAAATGAATTAGCGGCTACCGTTGCCGAACCGCCAAACGAAACAGCTAACGCTTCGGTGATTTCCTGCATTGATGATTCAGAATCAATTACGCCTTTTAGTGATGGGTCAAGTTTTGTTAAAGCGCCTGTTTGCCCGTTGTAAGCCTTGCCTAATGCCAGGGTGACGGTTTCTAAATCTTTGCCTGTGCTCGTGCTGATGTTTAACGCTGTTTCTAAAAGGTTTTGCGCTTCTTCCGCTGACCCAGTGCTTCGAGTAAGGCTCGCCATAGCTGGGCGAAGCTGATCATCCGTTACAGCAAACGCCCGCGATGATGCAGATATAAATTCTTCCATGCTCGCTACTTGTTCATCAGTAGCGTTTGCGCTGGTTCGTAATTGTTGCGCTAACAGGTCTTGCGCTTTTTGATCTTCAACAGCCGCTTTAGTTGCCAAACCTAAGCCAGCGCCAATAGCACCGATAGCGGCCACAGCTGGCAACATTGCCTTTTTTAATGCAAACGCCGATTTGGCGCCCGCGCCTTCAAGTGAATCAAATTCTTTTTTGGCTTTGTCAAATCCCTTAGTGTCCAGGGAACTAAAAATCGGGATATTAATTGCCATATTCAATGACCATTCGTTTGTTTAATGTTTTCATTACATCATCAACTATTTTTGTAACCGTGTGTTCTACATTTGTTCGGTTTTTGTCTACCGCTTTTTGTAGAACGCGCGGTGCTGGGCCTTCTTCTTTGCCTAATGTTTCGGTAAATTGTGTGGTTTTGTTTTTGCCGGCATGTTCAAAGATCGCGCCCGCAACATCTTTTTGTTGCATGCTCATCAGCTCATATGGTGTGGCCTTAAAACTTACGCTGTGTGATTCGCGCGGGTTTGATTCGGCATCAAATTTGTCTTTAAATAAAACGGTTTTTGCTTTGTTGCCGCGTTTGCCAACTTTGGTTATGTAGCCAGCTTGAACTTTGCTGGTAGTCCAAAACACGGAACGGCCTTTAATGAGACTGTATTTATACATTCGAGATAGCGGCGCGCCGTTGCCTTCGCTGTTTTCAAAGTGTTGAACAGCTGATCGCGCATCTTTAACTATTACATCGCCAGCCGCTTTAATGTCTTTAGTTACCTGGCGGCGATACACCTTGTCAAAGTCGTTTAATTCTTTTAGGGTTTGTTGTATCCCAAAAATTTTAACGCTCGCTTCAATGCTCATAGTTTGCCTTTGTTCCGTTTGTTGATAACACTAATCACTGTTACCAGGTCGCGGTGATCAAAGGTTATGTGCGGTGGCCACCACCCTACAGAAACCAGCATTTCTGCTAGTTGCCTTCGGTAGGTGCCCCGCCCGTAAGGTTTGGGTTTGTGTCATCCACGACTGAAACAATTGTCATTTCGGGATTTTCTTTCACCCATTGTTTCCATGTTGCAGGCAATTTTTGCCCAGCATTTTTTAGGATGGTATGCGCCCAACAGCACATGTCACCGAATCCCATTCCGCGCCCGTCAGATACTTTGCGGTTTTCTGATTGTTCCCATTCGGTAATTACAAACATATTTGTGTAAAGGGTTTGCGCGGGTTCGCCGTTTTGTAAATCAACTATTAATCCGATTTTCATTAGTTCACTTTCTCGGTCAAGTAACCGTTGTTTAATCTAGAGCTGCGTAAGAACCGCCAACAAACTCTAGGTCTACCTGGCTTAGGGTGCCTAATGTTTCGTTGATCACAGGTAACACACTAAACAAAGTATCGGTTAGCTCGAAGCCTGGGTTTGTCGCTGTTTGCGCGCCTGATGCCGGTTGAAATACAATCGTAACTTGTGTTCCTACAAGCGGTGCCAATGTTGCGTAAGTTGCGGCCGCTGCATAATCCAAAAATAAAGTAATCGTTGCCGAATTCGACTGAAGGCCTGGTTGAAATGTTCGGTAGTCAACTGCGTAGGTTGTGGCATCAAGATTCTCGAATGTGTGCGTTACCGCGCCAGCTGTAACCCATGCGCTTAGGTCTACACCGTCAACGGTGAATGTTGGTGTTGCCTGATAAGTAATAGCCATAGTTTTTGACCTTTCGTAGTGTTATAGGTTTATCACAATTCTGTTTGCTTTATGTGGATTATGTTTTAGCTGTCAATTTGATAATCAATTCGTAGGCGGGATAGATCGCGCTTCCTACTTCAACAGTTGTAGGTCTGCCTGAAGTTACTGCCACATTATGGTTCAGTACCAGCGCGCACATGTTTAACAATGAGCGCATGGCATCTAGGTTCGCTGGGCCGAGTGTTATAAGCGTGACAGGGAATGTCATATCTGCCACCTGGCTGTTCCATGCTTCGAAGCTGCAGGCCGAGATCATTGCACACGGGGGAATTATGTTTCGCGGGTCATTGACTACTTGTAGACCTACCGTTGTTTCTAGGAATGTTGTTAGGTCATCTAACGCGGTATTAAATAAATCGGTATAAACAGCGGGCATCAGGCAACCACAGCGCGGTTAATCCCCAGTAATTGTTTAACCATTGGGGATAAACCGTTTGTGGCTGGGGTTCCCATTCCGTCAAAAGTTGCAAAGTCTGAACCCGCTGAACCGCGCTGGCGATAGATCGCCCCGCCATACATAATTGTTCCTAGTTTTACCGCTTCAGTTGGGGCTGTAGCTAACTGGTCAAAATAGTTATTTTCCGCTCTCCGAAGATAACAAAATGCGTTCGCCGCGCCTGCACAAATAATTAGGAAGGCTTCATCGCCAGCGGAAGCTACAGGGATTCCTAACCAATCTTGTATGTCTTGATCATCGATCCAAGTACACACTGGGCCGTATTCGATTGTGCCGCCTGATGGCAATAATTGAACATCGCTTCCTGTGCATGCGTACAACACCTGGTTGTTTCGCGGGATGTTGTAATCGTAAACAGGGAACCCTTGTTCGTTTACGCCGACATACAAAAATTCGGGTACCGCGTAAATTTGAAAGGTTCCGTCAAACGGCGCGCCGATACCAGCAACCGTTATATCTTGCCCAACTTCAAATGAAGCGTTCTCTAATGTTTGTAAACAGGCGTAGTTATCTAAAAGCTGTTTCGCTTTTACATCGTAAATTGTCATGGCGATCAAGCCGCCTTTGTCTTACAAACCAGTAGCTTTAACGAATTTGTCTGCATCAATCATCAGCGTACAAAATTGGCCCCTGAACGCCAGCGTTCTGGCCAACTGTGATGGTACATCAATCGAAATTGCACCCTGTGGCAATTCGTAGCACTCGAAACCTGCACCTGTTGGATTACCTGGCGAAGTACCAGCACAACCCAAAATAACTGTTTCATCCGTAAAGTTTCTGTCAACCACAACATTCAAACCGAATGCCATGCCTTGACCGAATGACGGTGTTAGATCGCCTAGTGCGTTCATTGGCCCCAGGTTCGGGAACAATGGTCGCCCTGTTGTGTCGGCTAATCCGATTAGGATGCCCCAATACTTAGGTGACACAAACAAAGCGTTTGGCAAGTTGCCATTCGAATTTGTGAGAATCGTTTGCGATGATTGACCAATCCAACCAACCCAATCTTCAGGAAGTGTTGGGTCACCAAATGAATTGGTAACTGTTGCGCCAGCAACTAGAGCATCAGCCGCAACATTATCTGTTGTATTTGCGTAGATTCGGCCCATGTCATCAAGTAGTGAACCCAAAATTTCGGGTGTAGTCCACATCATGTCCTGTTCGGAAATTTGGACATATCCACCATAAGTATTTTTTGTGACCGTCAAGCGATCAATTTGATATGTTCCAGCTTGCAGTGTTGCGTTTTGTGCCGATTGAACAGCCATAGAAACATTTTGTGACACAGCAGGTCTAACAAAGATTTGCCCACCTGTTGGCATTGGTCGCGCTCCGAACGCATCTACAACAGGTCGCATACCCACAAAATTGTTGTAGATGCTTTGAACGATGATCTCAGGCAAAATGCCCAAATTCGATTCTGTGTCGATGTATGGCGCTGAAGGCGCGGCTGCTTTTATTCCGTCACGCATTTCAGAAAACTTTGAACCGCCAGCAATAAACGCCGAAATATATTGTGCGGCTGTAGGCATTTTGAATTCTTGTCGTGGTTTAGCCCACAGTTTTTCAACTGTTGCTGATGCTTCGACTACTGTTGATTCTTCCATGATTGGTTTCTCCTGTGTAGGTATATCTTTATTTAACTCTATTTCGGGTTCTGTTTGTGGGATACTGGCCGCAACATCGGTTATTACCGCACCGCTAAAAGCTGGCTGGCTGACAACCGAAAGTTCGTTGAAGCTGGCTTGCTCGATCACCATTACGCCGTTCTTGTCATAACTAAATTTTTGAACATCAACGCCAACCGAAACTTCTGACAGTGTGCCATCTGACATCAAAACCAAACTTTCGTTGCCTAGATCGGTTGCCGATATTTTGGCAGTAAAAAGCATCGCTTCATCTGTGCTTAGGCGTTCCGTCACTTGGCCAATAATTTTCATAGGGTCATGTTGCAGATATAGCTTCGGGTTCCTGCCATCAACAGGTAACGAACCAGGCTTGAACAAAACCTGTTGACCGTCATTTACTGTTGCGACAACATTGAATTCAACTGCTATTCCGCTAATAGTTCGGCTAGCCGCGCCATCGCTGGCGGCGGCATCTACCGAGATCGTTTGTGGGGGGGTATATCTGATCATGATGGGGATACTACATCGGCTAGATCATCTTCGCGTGTATCCTGCCGCATGATGTCACCATCAATGAAATCTTGAACATCAAATTCAACAAAGGTTCCGTTCGGCAATATCTGATTCATTGACAAAGTTTGTGCGATACATTCCGCAATCTGTTTACACGCGAACGACCAAAGGTCTTGCCTGGCTTCTACGCTGTTTGTGTAGGCGTATGAACCTACCGAAAGGTTAAGCAAGTAGGCGGGAATTCCGCACGCTCTAGAGAGTTCTTGGGCGCTGAATGTTGCGCTATCAATCAAAAGCATCTTGTCGGGGCTAGTCATTAGTTCCTGATAATGCACTTCAGGCGACAGGGCCGCAATCGTATTTGTCATGCGCGCGGCGTTGAATGTTTGCGCTAATTCTTGCAAATCTTCCTGGCTCATAGATTCCGAGTTTTGTTGCACCTGCAAAATGCCAGCTGGGATTGCGCTGCTTGCGTTTCGGAATCGTGCTTCTTCAATCTTGATTGCGGTTCCAATAGTTTTAGCGCTGGCGTAAACGATGCCTTCGTTGCCGCTAAGAAATTGCACAACATCGTTTGGGTCTATTGCGACACCGTTGAAGAACAGATTGTTTGCTTTGCTGAACCAAATGTTTTGTACCTGATCGGTTGATGTAATCATCCACGCTGGTAGGCGGCTGAACGCGTTTGGATATCCTGTTGAATCCCTGCTACTTATAAACCAAAACGCCCGCCCATAAGTAAACAAGTCTGCAACTGTCCATGAAAGTATGAAATTATTTGTGGTTTGTGGGTTTATTCTGCGAAGCCATGACCTGGGCGCAAGATAGACAGGTTGCATGTGTCGTTCGGTGTTGTTCCACACTTCGTTATACATTTGAAGTTTCATGCCGCCAATTACTGACCCGATCAGGCCCAGCGCGCGAGCGTATGCGGGAACGCTCATCGCGCGGTTAAATAATTCGCCCTGGGTGTAAATGTAGTAATCACCGATTTGTTGCAAGTTGTTTGCAGTACCGGCGGCGGCGGCCAACGGTTTTTGTTTTGTTGTTTGGAATAATCCCATGCGCTAATTGTTACACATTGAAGCGTTAAAAGTGTGTCAGGTTCTCGCGCGCCTGAACCGAGAAAGCGTAAGCGCGCGAGCAACCCGAAATTAGGTTAGCCGTTTGCAACAAAGATTAAAGGTTTTCGAGTCGTGACAGGTTTTGAAGCCATAGCTAAAACCCACACTAAACAGCGACACAATTCGATGGGGCCTGGCGAACGAATTGATGACAAGCTGACCGCACCCTGAACCTTGACCGATACGGCGCGCCCGACATGTTGAGCTAAAAGGGTTGAACCGTCATGTGCAACTTTGCCTTCAAGAATTGCGTTACGCGCCAACGCCGTCCACCTGATCAGTTCACGGTTGCCAACCACTAATGTTCGGCTAACCAGTTTTGCGGGCAAAGACAATTCAAGCGATGGGGTTACAAGTAGGCGGGTCGTGGAATCTTTGATCTCAAGTTCTATGGCCGCCAAACAATCCTGCAAAGTGTCTTTAACGAACACAACCGCAACCTGGCATTTACCTTCGCTGTTCATCGCCCCGCGCAAACCTACATAGCGAGAATCATCCTGTGAAACTTCAACAGCAAGCACCCCGCCGTTTGGCATAGGTTCGGCGGTTTGCAAAGTATCCCACACGCCAGGGTCATTCAGCCACGAATTAGAACTAGCCAACCAAAGATTTACGCTTGAGCGAATAAACGCGGCGCGGTTCGGCTGTTCCGCTTCGGCCTGTAAAACTTCAAGCGAAATTGTGCCACCACAAATAGCGGGATTAGCTGAATGCCACGCTTCAACACTCATCGGGTCAACAGTATTTTTAGGTGAGTATTCCGCGAAGTAAAGTTTCCCGCGCTGCTTCGAATCAATAATTCGCAAACCCTGTTCCCGCCATTTCAAGAATTCAACACTTGATTCATCGCCAGCTGTGGAAGTCATAAACATCATCGGGCTATGTGCGGTTCGCTGGGTAGGCATCAAACCCAAACTGACCGCATCACTTGACACCGCCCAAAGCTCATCAACATACACAAGATCAACAGCCGCTAAACCGTGACCTACCGTATTGGTTGCGGCTCGCACAATCCATCTTGTACCGTCAGGGAATTCGACCTGGTTACGGCCTAGCGACCAGGTCACAACAGCCGAGAACTTTGATTCAAAGATCGGCGCCAGTTTCAAAAACAATTCGTGAGCCAAATCCAAACGGTGCGCGGTGCTAATAATTGTTTGCGGTTTACCGCGCCGCTTAGCAAGACCAGTAGCGAACCACCCCAAAACAGCGGAAGCTAATGTGGATTTGCCATTTTGTCTAGCCACACTCAGGCACCCTTGACGGTGCAAAAAGTTTCCATCAGCATCAGCAATAAACAAATTATTAGCTATATGTTTTTGCCAATCCATAAATTCAATCCCCAGGTGTTCAAATGACCAGGCCGCAATCTCATCGCCGTAACTAAACGCATATGTGCCTGTGCTGGTTTCCAATCGTGGAATGGCACTAGACCGCACAAGATCAGCCGAGAACAGCACTCGATCAGCGGTAACTAGCCCTAACTGGCTAGAACTAGCCGTTTTAGATAAATCTAGGGCATCG